TTTCTCGTCTATTCATAATCTAATTATACCCCAGTTTAGTTCTTTTTGCTAGGCGCTGGTTTTTCACGGGCTGTTCCATCGTAAACCAAGCCATCCCCATCGTGGTCAATAGGACCTTCTAATAATTTCTGACCTTCAGCGGTCAATGACTTTAGATAACTCATTTTTAAGCCGTCCATCAATTCTTTACCAGCCCAAGTTTCAGCACCTTGTTTGTATCCGATGTTTGCAAAATGAGCAGGCAATGGGAAATCTTCATCCGTGAAACTTTTGACTGAGCCAAAAGCAGGGTATTTATATCCGCTCTCATCTTCCATGTAAGGGTTGTATTCATTTGTTGCTCTTGACATTAAAGAATCAAATTCTGTTCGTTCAGGAGAGCCTTTTGAAAACCAAGTGCTTTCTTCATCTTCCATAGAAGCAACTCTTTGAGCAATAGTGTCAAGATTTTCTCCTACTCTGTTTGGCGCAAAGTCGTATCCTGCTCTAGCCCAATGTCGTGCGCCGTCTGCCGCAGTTTTAACTTCGATATAACCTAAACCTTTTGCTGTATACCAAGCCTCTGATTGTTGAATAAAATCTTTAGCAAAGCCAGTTCCTTTATTATCTTCTTCCCATATCCATAAAACTTCATGCTCAACATTCATAGTTCCATTTTTTTCAAAGAATCTACGAGAAAATTCACCAACAGCCTCACCATCTTCGTCAAGTATTTGACCTTGAACTTTTAGGTTATTTCCATCTGTATACACATTATCAACCCGAGACTCAAGAGTTTTTTCATCTCCCGTAAGACCTGTTCCTGTTTTAGATACTCCAAAAACTTCATTGAAAGGTTCCATCAAATCTGTGGTGTTTATTTGACCGTCACCTTCTATGGCTTGGGCGTATTCAACTAAACTATCTCTTTGAGTGATTACATAATTTTCAATCATTTCATTTTGAACATTTTCGTAAATGGATGATTTTTCTTGTTCTGTATATTCATGATTAGGAAATTCTTGCTGAAGTGCTTCTAAACGCAAAGCAACTCTTCCATCAATTCCGTTGATTGCTTCTAAATATAAATCAGATTCATTTTCTACATACATAGTCAATTCTTCGGGAGAATAAACTTTGTCGTTAGCAATAATACTTTTAATGTCTGATAAAGATGGACCAACTTTATCCATTGATTCAATACGGGAAATTTCTTCTTCTGTAAAACCTCTAGCCCAGTTACCATGGCTTGATTGGTCCTCGTGTCCCTCATGTTTTAAGACGGGTTTCAAACCATAATCAAAGTAAATTACTTTGAGGGTTTTGCTAACTTCGCCCAAATTTCTTTGGCGTAAGCGTCTATCTGCTCGTCCGTCATGTTCGACATATCGGGCAGTTGTACTGCTTCGAGTTTTTTCGATGCCACCTGTTCCTCCTGTTTCTATTTCTTTTAAGTTTGCTACATCCCATATTGAGATTTGGTCGCGTTCACGACCCCGAGAGATAGCCTCTCCCTCGTCCTTAATGTTTTCTGATACATCAAGGTAGACCTGTTTATCGTTCGTATTATGCCATAACCCTAGGTAGTTATTCGAATTATTGAACTCGGATTTATGTTGTTTCATATAGGAAGAAAGAATCTCAGCGCCTTTAGCCTCATCAAAAAAGTCGTCAGCCTTGACTATTGCCGCGAACTTCTTGCCCTTAGCCACCATAAAGCCGTCTTTAGGGCTGGAGCCGTCCTTCATATCGATGGTAAGCCCACCATTGGCTTTGACACTCTCAAGGGTTGAGCGGACTATCTCAGGGGCTACCTGAAGCCCTTGCGCCCATGAGCCGTGAGAACTTTGGTCATGGTCGCCGTGCTTTTCCATAACAAGGGTCAGCCCTTTACTTGAGTCGTATCCAAAATTCTCAATCATTGACGACACCCACATCCCAAACTTTACCTTCGTTGCTAAGAATCTTAAATTTACTATCCCTTGGCAAAATAAACTCAGCCTCTCTTGATGAGGCTTGACCCATACCAGTAACGCTCATTGGGAAAAGACCTTTGGTTCCTGCTGGTATCTGCATACGCATAACTATGCCTTGGTACATACTTCCTTGAACTGAAAATTTTGTCACCGTTTTAGGGTCTAAGGTAGTTGATACAAAACCTTTATCTTGGAAAACATCTCCACTTTTCAAAGACTCAAAAAAATCTAAACCATTACCTTTAATACCACGATAAACAGTCATGTCCTCTGAGGTTGGAGTTGCTTCTTTGATGGCATTATCTAACCCGTCAATATAAGGTTGCACTTGTCCTTCAGAAATTTGTGGGTCGCGTAAAGCCTCATTGATTGTGTAGCCTGTTGCTGTTTGATAAGCATTTACCGCGCCCTTGTACTTTCCATTTATCAAGCCTTTTGCTTGACTCATTGTTCGTTCTAATAAATAAATTTCTTGTTCTGTTTCAGATGAAAATTTGGACGATTCAGACTTAGCCCACTCTTCTATATCTGCAACTGGTTCTCCACTAGCCCAAGCGCCATGACTCGACTGGTCGTGGTCACCGTGCTTTAGAACTGAAGAAACAATCCATCTGAGAACTGCTCCGTTTGTTTGAGCCATGTAACTATTGAATTCGGGTTGAGTAAGGCTTTCTTGTTTGCGGGTAATTGGGTTATCTATAACTATGTTAGCCATTAGTTTTGATTACCTCTATTCCATTAGCCCTTAAAGATTCAATAACCTTTTGCGAAACTGGAGGCGTGTAACCCGTTTGCGCTGTAACATCAACAGATTTTATATCTTTCAAAGATATACCACCGTGGATTTGTGCTTCAAAGTATGAAACTCTTTTTCCGCCTTGAAAATTTTCTGTGGGACCTATTGTTTGATAATAGGAGCGATATTCCGTAGCGGGATATTCTACATAAGACCTAAATGAGCCAACAAGGTCAGCGTTACTTATTTTACCTTCTCGGGCATCTTTTACCAATACTGGTGTTAAAAAATTATTTAGACTGTCACCAGCAGTAAAGGTTGCTCTTTCTGCTACATTATCTTTTAAGGTTATCTTTACATCTCCGTATATCTGAGTGGCTGGTTCATGACCATCAACTTTTGTATCTAAATAACCATAAATAGGTTGGGTTCCAGTTTTAGGAACTCCCCACAAATTATTTTCTATTTCTGACCTTCCTTCAAGATAAATCTCTTTGTATTTATCTTCCGAACTTATTTCCCCTAAACTCTTAAAACGACCATCTGCAATTATTGATTCTAATTCTTGTGGATGCAATTGAATGGCGATAGGCGCTTTGGCTATCTCTTTATACAAATCTAAAGTTTCTTTATATTTTTCGGGTGATAATTCTTTTCCGTAGTTTCCACCTTTAGGCTTCCACTCATAAGGCATTGAATTAAGATTGGACTCGCTAGAACTATTTTCGCTTCCTCCCGTAGACCAAGCACCATGAGTAGATTGGTCGTGGTCTCCGTGTTTAAGGACTGGTTTATATCCAAGGGGAAATGTAATAGTGATACTCATGAGCGTCTCTCAGGAGGAATGATTACCATGGTGCAACGACAATTAGGATGAACTCTGCCTGGAGTTTCATCACCGCTAGAAAATGTTCCGTCCCAAGGAACTATCTCTCCATCTAACTCAGAACAAATATCACAGGTGCGTTCGTCTTGAGCAATAATCCACATCTTTTGTGATTCAACATCTACATAACCTTCTTTAGCCGCTTGATTCCATCCCTCTTGGCGTCCCTCATTTTGAGCAATTTGAATCTCTGTACGAGCAATCATTGTGGCTCTCTTGCTCTTAAGAGAATCTGAATAACGGGTAGAGCGTTCAATTGCTTTAGCGCGAGCGGCTTCTTCTTTTATTCCGCTCTTAACTAATCGGGCAAACTCTTTTTTCTCAAAGTTAGTTACCGCATCAGCGAATCTTGGATGTAGTCCTACAACACTTTTAATTCTTCGGGCTGTTGCTCTGTAATCTAAGCCTTCATTGAACGCGTCGATGATTGCTTTACGAACTGAGAGACGGGTTAGAGCATCAATTGAGGTTACAAGTTCTCCAGCACGGCGTTGAGCAAAGGCTAAAGAGTTTGGGTTTGTTTTATTAAATGACATAGTAAATTCAACTTTAGGTGGTTTTGGTTGCGCCCATATAGGAATTTTTGTGAACTCAAGGTTAGCCATTGCAGGTCTATTTTCTATCTTTACTTTAGAAGGTGAGAAAGCAGGAAGGGCTAACTTAGGAGCAATCTTTTGAATTTGTTTGATGGCATCTTTGCCACCAATATCAATTGAGTTTAGAAGTGAATCTCTAATGCTCTTTTGATTAGCAATAGTTATGGTTGATAATAAACGCTCTAAAGTTTCAGGGTTCATGTTGCGAAGCAGGGACTCAAGTTGTCTCATTGAGATTTTATCGGTGGCTCGCTGAATTGATTGATACAAAGTGCGAGCAAGTTCTTGTTCTTGGGGTGTTAGCGGAACTCTTTTGTTTCGCGCCTTTTCAAAAGGATGAACAAAATGTAACGCCATCTTTAACCAACTTCAGGGAGTTTCGGAGCCTCCGTAGTTGGAGCAGGTGGTAATTCTTCTTCACCAGCGCCGTCGGGTTCTTCAGGCATAGGAGGAACTCCAGCGCCTTCAGGCATTGGAGGCATACCAAAATTCTGTCCATCATGTTCGGCAGGTGGTAATCCAGCAAGGTCGCGTAGATACTCTTCCAACTTAGGGTCAGGAACTATTGCACCTGTTTGTACTAAGTTACCAACGAATCCAGCAATCTCATTCAAATCAACATGGCTTACTTCACCATAAGTTAGATAAGGAGCGCGAGCAACATCCATGCCATTTAGTTTTAATAAACGAGGAATAGCGTGTTGGTTAATTACTTCAGCAATACTTTTAGCAATTGAATCAACTGACATTGACCACAAATCCATCTTAGAAGTTCCAAGGGCGTAAGAGCCAACTCGGTCAGAGCCAAGGAGAATAAAGTCAGAAAGGATTGACATTGCAATTCTTTGGTCATAGCGCTGGATAACTTTGTCTGTATCGAACTGACGAGAACCGCCTGAAGATAAAAGAACTAAATCAAATACTTTGTGTCCTTGGTCGTCATACATTGAGGGCATGATGATTCCCTCTTGCTCATTACGCTTAATAGAAGTAACGATGCTTTGGATTGATGCAAGAACTGATGCTTGCTCGGCTGTTGCTGATGATGAAAGAAATTCAGGTGGTACATAAGCAACTGGTAAACCCGCTAAGTCACGCTCAATACCGATTGCTTCAATCTCTTCAATACGGCGCTTGAAGTACCAAGAACGATAAGCATTACGAAGAATGGAACGACCTTCAGGGTTATTCTTTTGTGAATTGGTACGGAATAATAAAGCCTTCTCAATTGGAATTGTATGAATACCACCCGCTGATGGGTCCACTTGAACCATGGCTTGAATACCGCCATCTTCATCCATTTCCCAACGGAATAAAGTTTCTTGGGCGCGAATAGGCATCTTGCGCCAACCAATACGACCATCATTATATTTAGATTTACGCTGTGGATTTTTGCTATCACCTTCACGGATTTTGTAAACAATCTCATGATATGAAAAACCAAAGACAAGCATTGAAAGCATTTGAGATAAAGCAGAGTCCCAAGACTCGCTCATGTCATGGATACAAGATTCTACGAATACTGCTACTTCTTTATCTTCCTTAGAAATATCTCCGTCTTGAGAATCATCTGAGAAAGGGTCTACACGCCATTCAAGACGAGTAATAACTTTTTCGATTGCATACAACATTGAGCCAATGGTCGGGTCGTTATCCGCCATCTCTCGATAGATTCTTGCTCCGCGTTGTCCACGGAGATTAACTAAAAATTCTTCAAAGACTGTTCCACCCGAACGGCGTAAACCAGTAGAACCTAACTCTTGTAAATCGGGCGTTATATTCTCAGCCATTTAACCCTCTACTCTTTGGTTGCTAATCCTACGACAATTGCTATTGCCTGTTCCTCATTGAATCCCGCATTTATTAACTCCGAAAATACTTCGTGAGTTTGAATTGCGAAAGCCC